GAAGAAGCCGAATTCATCATGGACGCGCATAACCTCCACGTAGCAGCCAGGCACGCAGAAGTGCTGGCTGCCATCGCTCTCTACCGCGCGGGAAAAGCTCAATGAACAATTTGTCTGCAGTACCGGAATATCAAGATGTTCTGCAGAACGCTGCGCTGTCGTTTCTTGAGCGTCACCACGGCGAACACCTGAGCGACGACCAGCAACTGTTCAGCCGGGCTGTTCAGTTCCTGGTTGCAGACTACGACGTGAAAACGCAGGTCGCCGAAAAGATCGTCCATCTGGCGGGCACCACGATGGTCGCTGTACGCGATCGGCAACGCTTGAACATCCAGAGCAGCACGTCGACGCATACCGTAATCGTTGATCCGGCCACCGGCAGACAGTGGGCCGTGCCGGTCAGCGTCATCTATGAGCGAATCATCAACGCGCCAGACATCGGCCGCTTTCGCTTAGCCAACTCGTAAAACCAACCCTCAAACCAACGCCTGTCCCGCATCCCGTGGGTTTGGGTGAGCTGCGCCCGAAATCGAGGTTTCAAGATGGGAAACGCCGTAATTCTGACAACCCAGCTGCCACCAGCAGAAGCCGAAGCGCTGCTGGCTGCGATGCGCGAGCAGTACCGTTTGAGCCTCAACGACTACTGGTACGCGGATGAATACCGGTACGTCCCGCAAGAAAAACGGCACAGCTCGATTCTCGAAAGAACGCCGGTGATGGCGGCACAGAAACGCCTGATGGCCGCCCTCTCCCTCAGCCTCAAAGCAGTGAAGTAACCATGAAAGAAGATCTCCGCCACGACGTGCTGCAGCGCCTCCAGTTCGACTTCGGACTCAAGCACCGAGTGGGCACCGATTACATGCGCGGGGGCACCTGCCCCAAGTGCAAGAAAAAGGAGCTGTATTCACGGTTCGATACGCCATGGATGGTGATTTGTGGACGTCCTGAAAAATGCGGCCACACCTTGCACGTGAAAGAGCTGTACGACGATCTGTTTGAAGACTGGAGTAAGCGTGCGCCGGCGACGGACCAGCACCCTAATGCCACTGCCCGGGCTTATCTGGAGTTCGCTCGAGGCTTTCGGTTCGAACTGATTCAAGGTTGGTTCACACAAGAAAGCTTCTATTCGCCTGAACACAACGCCGGCAGCGCCACGGTGCGTTTTGCTCTGGAAAAAGGCGGCTGGTGGGAACGCCTGATCGATCAGCCGCACCGTTTCGGCAAGATGAAGGCGCGTTTCAAATCCAAGGACAGTTATCGCGGCGTCTGGTGGTGCCCGCCCTGCGTCGACCTGCTTGAGGTCAAGGAGCTGTGGATTGTCGAGGGCATCTTCGATGCCATCGCCCTTGTGCATAACGACATCGCGGCGGTGTCGGCTATGTCGTCCAACGCGTTCCCTGCGGACTCGCTCAAAGCCCTTATCAAGACCCGCGAGGGCGGCAAGCTGCCCAAGTTGGTATGGGCGCTGGACAACGAGCCGAGCGCCAACGCCTACAACCGACGTTGGGTCCGCGATGCCCGCGCCTTGGGTTTCGTCTGCGAATCAGCACTGATTCCGCAACGCGACGGCCGCAAGGCTGATTGGAACGACCTGCACCAGCGCTGGAGCTTTATTCAGGACGACGCCAAGCGCGCCGAGCAGATTGCTACGGATCTCAAACAGGCTCGCCACCAGGGTGCGCTGCTGCTGGCTGAAAGCGCAGCGGAAAAAGCCTTGCTGATGTACGACTGGAACAAACGCGGCGAATTTCACCTGGGCTTTGGCAACCGTTTGTACTGGTTCAAGTTGGACATGGAGAAATTCAACCGCGCCATGTCCGACATCGAGGACAGCGAGAACCATGACGATCAATTGCTTAACCAGGCGCAACAGCGCGAAAAGGCACTGCAGCAGTCCGGCAGCGTCGTGGAGATTGCCAACTGCTACCCGCAAGCCCTGTATTTCCAGCGCAACGAAGTCACCGACGAGTCCTGGTATTACCTGCGTGTGGACTTCCCCCACGACTCCGAGAGTGTGAAAAACACCTTCACCAGCGGCCAGTTGTCCGCCGCGAGTGAATTCAAGAAACGCCTGCTCGGCATGGCGGCCGGCGCCATGTTCACCGGCAGCGGCCAGCAGCTCGACAAGCTGATGAAGGATCAGCTGTTTGGCATCAAAACCGTATCGACCATCGACTACGTCGGCTACAGCAAGGAATACGCCTGCTACGTCTACGGCGACCTCGCGATCAAGGACGGCACCACCTACAAGGTCAACAGCGAAGACTATTTCGAGTTCGGCAAGCTGCGCCTGAAAACGCTGCAGAAAGGCGTACCAATCAAGCTGCAGCGCGATGGCAAAGACTTCAACGAGAAGTGGGTACAGTTGCTGTGGACCTGTTTCGGCGCCCAGGGCTTCGTCGCACTGGTGTTCTTTTTCGGCTCGCTGTTCTGCGAACAGATCCGCGCGCGTTACCAGTCCTTCCCCTTCCTGGAAGCCACCGGTGAAGCCGGCGCCGGCAAGACCACACTGCTCAACCTGCTGTGGAAACTGCTCGGCCGCGAAGGTTATGAGGGTTTCGACCCGATGAAATCAACCAAGGCCGGGCGTTCGCGCCTGATGGGTCAGGTGTCCGGCATGCCGGTGGTATTTCTTGAGGCCGATCGCCACAGCGACGATCGGGCGCACGCCAAAACCTTTGAATGGGACGAGCTGAAAGACTTCTACGGCGGCGGCACGCTGGCCACCAAAGGCGTCAAGACAGCGGGCAACGAGACGTATGAACCGCCCTTTCGCGGAACGATCGCGATCAGCCAGAACGCGGCGGTGGTAGCGCACGAAGCGATCATGACGCGCATCGTTAAATTGCACTTTGTGCGCCCGATCGTTACGCCGGAAAGCCGTACGGCCGCCGATCAGTTGAATGCGTTGGACGGCGCCACCCTCAGTCACTTCCTGTTGCGCGCCGTTGGCAAAGAGTCCGCTGTGCTTGAGCTGTTCGCCCAGCGCATGCCCGAACACGAAGCCAAGCTGCGCCGTCTGCACACGCACTGTTTTGCCTGCGGTACGGCCTATGCGAGCGAGCAAGGCAACTGCAGCAGTTGCGGCTACGACCTGCGCGGTTACATCCGGGTCGAGCGCATCAGCAAGAACCACGCGCAATTGTTATCGCTGCTGGATGGTCTGCGCCTGGTGCTGAAACTCAGTGATCCGCAGGTCGCTGCCACGCAGCGGCAGATCGTTCGGATGGCGATTGAACGCCAGGCCTCGATCAGCTCCGACCATCCGGCCGTCGCCGAATTTTGGGAAGTCTATGACTACCTCGAATCCGTGAGCGAAGACCCGGTGGTCGACCACAGCAGTGACCCGGCGGTGATTGCTATCAACCTCAACGAATTCTGCGAGCGCGCCGCCGAACACAAACAGAAGCTGGCGGACGTGGCCACGTTGCGCGACCTGCTTAAGGAGTCGCGCTCGCGCAAATTTCTCGACAGCAATAAGGCCGTGCACAGCGCCGTGCGCGCCGCCTTCAATCACCGCAACCCTGTTTCCCAACCCCGGCCGACCACGGTCAAGTGCTGGACATTCAAGGCGTAAAGGAGAGCAAGACCGATGCAGATCCAAGTGTTTATGGGCAATGCCGGCGACGGCCACACCAACAAGCTCCAGTCGGTGCAAGACCGTTTGGATTTGGCGGGACAACGCGCGCCGATCATTCAGGCCGGTGCTTACGCAGAGGACGGTTTGTTGCAGATGCTGGAAGTTCGAGCCGCCGCTGGACAGCGCGAAATCCTCGTGGACGACTGCAGCCGGCAACAGATTTTGCGGGTGTTGGAATGGCAGTCATGTGTCGAACATGAGCCGCGTTTCGAAGGCCTGGTAATCCACCTGGCACGTAAGGACTGAGAAAAAAAACAGTGTCGAGGAGTTGCAGCTCCCCGACACCCGACTACAACTGAGGACCCTAACCATGCAAGCACAGAACCACAGCAGCAGCGGCGCGAAGGCTACCACACCGGCGCGCCACCTGGTGGCCACCGCGATTATCGGCGCCGCCGTCATCGGCTACCTGGTGCACAAACCCCCCGAGGCCCGCACGCGCCTGGAAAGCCTGAGCCAGATGGCCAGCCGCATGGGCGATCTGAGCGCGACGGATGCCGCCGTGATCAGTCAGCTACTCGCCCGCCCCGCCACAGAGGGAGACTCACGCCATGTCCAGTGACCCAGCCGTAACACCGGTGCGCCGCTTTCCCTGGAACATCGATTACACCAGCGTGTGCGATCAGTGCGGCAAATGGCGAGCCCAGGGCAATCACGATAGATGCAGCCGGCGGCGTCAGCGGCTGAACGCTCATCTGCGCCATCCCAAGCCCAAGGCATAAGCCGCGTCCACCAGAAGACGCACCCGCAGATACTTGGCCCGGAAACGGGCCTTTTTGTTTCCGATCGTCAGACTGTCGACATACGAGTACAGCGTTAGGGGTTTACATGAGTGGGGTTGAAACTCGCGGTAAGTCCGTGAGGATCTATTTTCAGTACAACGGGGAGAAATGCCGGGAGACGTTCCCGGGCGGCAACACACCGGCCACCGTGGCCCAGGCCAAGCGCCTGGCCGAGATCATCGAGTACGAGATCCAGACCGGTACCTTCGACTACGCGCGGCACTTTCCCAATTCGGCCAGATTGGTGGAAAACACTTTCGGCCATTACTTGGATCTGTGGCTGAAGATCAAGGCTAACAGTGTCGCGGCTTCCAGCTATCGAGGTTACGCCAACAAGGCCGAAGTGCATGTGCGTCCGCGCTGGGGCAAGGTCCAGATCAACCAGATCGATCACCTGGACCTGCAGGAATGGATTCAGGACACGCTGTCCAAAACCCTGAAGAACAAGACCATCCGCGACATCATCAGCAATGTGCGCCAGGTGTTCCGCTTGTATCGCACGCGCATGAAAATCGCGCACGACCCGACCGAAGGGTTGATGGTGCGCCTGCCGGATCCCGAAGCGCCGGACCCGTTCACCCGCGCCGAAATCCGGCAGATCCTCGAAACCCCGACCCAGCGCACGCAAGAACTGCTGATGGTGCAGTTCATGCTGTGGGCAGGTCCACGGGTATCGGAAACCATCGCCCTGGCCTGGGAGGACGTCGACCTGGCGCAAGGCACAGTGACCTTTCGCCGGTCCAAGGTGCGCGGCGCTTATCGCGTGACTAAAACCCGCCGATCAACGCGGCGGGTGCGCCTGCTGGCACCGGCGTGGGGCGCCCTGCGCAAGATCGATGCGCTGAACCGCAACCGAAAAGCGGAAACCGTGGAGGTGGTTGAGCGGGACAACAAGACGGTGCGAAAACACAAACTGCACTTCGTGTTCCTGAACACCAAAACCGGGCTGCCGCATGCCAATGACTTCGTGGTGCGCGATCGTTTCTTCAAGGCGCACTTGCTCGCCGCCGGCGTCCGTTACCGGGGGCCGGGACAATGCCGGCACACCTACGCCAGTCAGTTGCTGACCACCGGGGTGGCGTCGATCGACTGGATCGCCGAACAGATGGGTCATACCAACGGCAACATGATCCGTCAGCATTATGGAACGTGGATCAATGAAGACGGGCCCGACGTGGTGGGGATGTTGCAAATAGCCTTGAAGCTATCACCGGTTACAGCTCGACACTGAACTCACCGAACCTCAAAACCAGCAATCGCTCCATACGATTCGGCCCAAACGAACGAAATCGCTCCAGAGGCGCATTTTTCTGTTAAATTCTAGAAAAGCTCCCACTTGGCGCTTACGGTGACCCTATGATCGTTGACTTTACATTCAAAAATTTTCGCTCTTTTCGGGATGAAACAGTGCTGAGCATGCACGCTGAACATCCTAAACATAATCTCTTAAACAATATTGCTTATCCAGCAGACGATGGCATCGCTGTTCTAAAAAGCGCAGTGATCTACGGCGCAAATGCCTCTGGTAAATCTAATGCATTAGTAGCTTTAGGCGCTCTAAAATTCATAGTTTGTGAAACGCATGCTCTTTCTGAAAATAGAAGAATAGATTGTTATGATCCCTACCTTCTGTCTGAGAGCACTAAAAACGCTCCAACAGAATTCGAGATAGAGTTTGTCTCACCAGGTGGGAAGCGCTTTATTTATCAAATAACTTATACAGAGAACGAAATAATTTCGGAGTCTCTCGACTACATTCCCAAAAAAACTCCTGCCAACTTATTCATAAGAAAGCCGGGCGACACGTGGAATACAATCGGCTTTGGGGCATACTATAAAGGTGGCTACAAAAAAATCCCACTTTTCAAAAACAATAGTTATTTATCAAAGGCTGGAAATAGTGCTGCGGCTCCAAAAATAATACGCGAAGCCTATGAGTACTTTTCAAACATGATGGTTTTCGGCCTTGACTACAAAATGCCGATAGCCTCCATTTATCAGCATGACTCCATGCTCCTGATAGCTTCTGAACTCCTTCAGAAAGTTGACGTTGGCATTTCTGACATATCCAAAAAAGAGAAGGATTTTAACAACCTTCCGAACGATATGCCCAACCGTTATCGAGAGAGATTCATCCGCGAAAATAAATACGAGTTCCTTTTTCATCATATGAATGAATCAGGCAAGGACGTATTATTTGCAAAAACTGAAGAATCAGAGGGAACGCAAAAGCTTTTCTCAATGTTCCCTGCAATTGTGACTTCCTTATCACTGGGAAATGTTTTAGTGATGGATGAGCTCGAAACAAGCTTTCACCCTCACATTGCAGAAATGCTGATCAAGATCTACAACGACCCAGCTGTTAACGTCAATAATTCCCAGCTAATATTTAGCACGCACAACGTTGAACTTATGTCGCCAAGGCTTTTCAGGCGTGACCAAATTTGGTTTGCTCGGAAAACAGGAGGAGCTTCAAAGCTTTACTCTCTTGACGAGTTCGATAAATCTACTGTCACACCGACAAGCCCGTTTGGGGACTGGTACTCTGATGGGCGCTTCGGAGCGATTCCAAATTTAAAGTACAAAGATATATGTAACTTTCTTGTTGATGCTCTCGACCTACGCGCGGATCAACAATTGCGTGGCGCGCCAAAAGCTGAAGAAGAGGAATGAATCATGCCTAAAAAGCGCGCAGAAAGCACACAGACTGTATTGAAAAAAATGCATATTTACTGTGAAGGGGCGAAAACCGAACCTAACTACCTCAACTCCTACATTGAAGATAAATTCGGCGACAAGCTTCGCGACGTAGTAATTGTTGAAGATGCAAAGACCAATACACCCGTTCAGTTAGTTAAAGAAGCCATTAAAGAAAAAAATAGCGGAAATCATCCAGAGGGAGACATCTACTGGGTAGTTTACGATAGAGAATCCAAAGCAAAATACAAAGACAGCCTACATGACAGCGCGTTCGACCTCGCACGGGGAAATAATATTTTAATAGCACTGTCAAACGTATGCTTCGAGCATTGGCTAATACTGCACTTCATTGACAGTGATGCATCGTACGTTTGCTTTGACGATCTAATTTCGAAAAGCTGTCTTAAGTCGACCATTCGAAAACTGACAGGGAAAAATTACGAAAAAGGCTCTGTGGATATATTTAGTCTTGTAAAGGAGGGAGTAACTCTCGCTAGACGGCGAGCGAATTCAATTAACAAGCGGACAAAGGACGCAGCACCGGCAAATGCAGTCCGCCCTCACCATTTAAATCCGTACACTGACTTGCCATTACTTTTGGATGCAATTGATAGTTTCGAACCAGGAGCCGCTAGCTAGTCCTGATTGACCCTCAGCATGGTTTAAATCGTACCATGGGTAACTGAGTAGCTCTGTGCTCCCGGTTACCCCTAACAAATGAAAAGGGATAGAAAAAGATTCTTCCACGCATCAAGCTCGTAGTATCCAAGTGAAGTTGTTAGCTGTCCTCGCTGAATGTCGGCTCGTGAAGCGAGCACCCGGCACGATGGGCCGCTCTGGTGGATAGCTGCCTAATGTGAAGATATGAAAAAATCCCATCGGTCAGTCATTTGCAGATGAGAAATCGAGGGCGGTTCCCTACGACAGCCGTAGTCGCATAATCGCATCTGTAATCGCTTTTGCGTTTGCATCTAGGGTTTCCATGGCTTCCACTGCGTTATCTGCAACTGCCCCTTCGCCATTTTCTGAAAGCCATCTGGTGATCTCTTCTATTGCCGCCCCCAGAGCATGCTGGTTGTGCAGTAGCAATGTCAGCGCGTCTGCCGTGGCGATGTTGGAGTCTGAATGATTTGGCATGCATTTCCCTTGATCGAGGCATCTGAGGCATCTGAGGCATCTGAGGCATCTGTAGAGACTAGCCCATCTCGGCCGGATCATGCTCAAGCAATCAATCGATGCATTCTTTTTTTCGCACCGAAAATAGCGCCCCAGTCCCATCTCAGTCCCATATGGCCTTTTTTCAAACGCCAAAAACCACAAACCCCCGACTTTCTTTAGGAAAATCAGGGGTTTGCGTTTACTGAATGTGGCGGTGAAGGAGAGATTCGAACTCTCGATACAGTTTCCTGTATACACACTTTCCAGGCGTGCTCCTTAAGCCACTCGGACACTTCACCGTATCTCTGCAGACATGTTCTGTCTGTCGAGG